TTACGGTATTCTTTCAAGTATGTCTACTGTCTGATCCTGCATTTTAGAGGTGGCATGAGCATAAATTTGCAACGTTTCCTCAATATTTTTATGCCCAAGTCTCGCCTGAACATCTTTGGGGTTGGCTCCATTTTCTAGAAGCATGGTGGTATGTGTATGCCTTAATGAATGATAATCAAAGTTTTCAAATACCAATTGGTAATGAATGATTCGGCTGCAGTGTTGGAGTACCCTTGGTTGAATATAGGTACCATTTTCACGGCGATTTACCATGAACAATTCTATCCCTTCTTGATTTGTATTTATTCCCCTGTTGTTATCCTCATATAAGACGGTGTAATATTCTGAATAATATTCCCTAGATTTCTCTTGGATGCTTTTTGCACGTTCCAGAATACTTAACATTTTACTGTCCAGTGGAATTTTGCGAACTGAATTATATTTAGGATCGTAGAATTTCCATGATCCGTCTAAATTTTGAACCTGCTTATTTATATCAAGGGTTTTTGCCTCGAAGTCTACATCTTCCCAGGTTATGGCGAATGCTTCTCCTAAACGCAAGCCACAGCGATACGCAAGCTGCAGCGGTATAAAGCAGGCGTGGCCTTCTGGAAAACGTTTTATGATAGCTTCCCATTGCTCCGACGGAATAATGTTTCGATCCTTTTTTCTGGACGGTGTTTCTGGGACGGCTCTATGGGAAGGAAGCTTTGTTCCAATTGCCGGGTTATATTTAATAAAGTGCATTGGCTCAACGGCGTAATTTAAAGCACCAGTTAGTAATCCTTTAAATACCGATAATGTATTGCGGCTGTAGCCCTGGTTGAATTTATCATTTAAAAACTTTTGAATAATTGCTGGTGTGAGAGATTTTAACTTAAATTTTCCTAAGACTGGTTTTATATGTAAATCAACTTTTTTTCGATATCCAATAAGTGTATCCATACTCAAATTTACTTTACAGTATTCATCTAACCAAAAATCGTAAAAATCTGCGACAGATATTTCTGTAGGTGAAAAATGAGCCCCTGCGTTATCATATTCAGCCTTTGCCTGTGTGTAAGGATCATGGCAGGCTATTTGCGGTAGGGAGTTGGTACTCCAAGAAGGGAGGCGCTAATGGCAACTAAGAAGCTATATACGGTTTTTGATAATGGTAAGTCGATAGGTGAATACAGTTCCATGGAAGCGGCAGCGCTTTTAAACCTGCCATGTGCCACCATTTCTGCTTATGCCAGTTCTGGGGCCAAGGCACTGGAGAGATATACTTTTGAGGTTTGTAGTGAGTTGGAGTTTTGTACAGATCCGTTATATGTAGAGTGGGACAAGGTAAGAAATGAAATTTTGACAGCAGGGAGGTAATTTGATTGGAAAATATGTTAGGAAAAGAAGTAGCCGAGCAGTTAGTAAGGACGGCAGCGCTTGAAGCAGTGAAAGAATTCGAGAAGTCTCAAAAGAAGAATAATAGAGCAAAGGTATTCCAGAATGCCAGGAAGCTAATGGAGAATTACAACCGGATATGCAAGAGTGTTCAAGAGGGAGTATCAGAACTATCGGATGTGGACGATGGAGAAGACCTGGAGGCGTTGTCTGCGGAGGATATCTACATAAACAGCATCATAAAGAGCAAGCTGCGGAGTATTGTCATGATTGCGCATATTGATACGTGCCTGGGGCTTCTTGAAGAGGAAATGATTGAGAATGAGTGGCCAGAGAGATACGATGCATTCAAACATTTCTATCTTGATAAAATGACTTATGAGCAGATGGCTGAAGAATATGGATACGCAGAGCGAACGGCAAGACGATGGATTGCAGACTGTACGATCATTTTAAGCGTATATTTGTTTGGATCAGATGCAATTGTACTTGAATAGACTTGGCAGGGGATTGGCAAAATCGTGGCCTTGCGTTGGCCGTATAACTGATTTATAATAGTAATATCCAAAACTGCATAAATTTGGAAACGCCTATCTTGATTAAATCTTGATGGGCGTTTTTGCGTCTAAAAAGTCAGCAGAAGTGGGGCAAACCGCATCCTAATCGTGTCCTGTTAATGCCTTCATAGTTAACTTACAATAATGTTATCCAGTAGAAATAGTTCTGGAAAAACAAACAGAGGAGGATTTATTTATGGAAGAATGTATGGAAGAAAAGAAAGGCTGTACTGTGGTTAATCAGTATTATGGGTGTTGTGGTGGTAACGGCAATGTTGTTCCTGGAGCAGAAAATGATTATTCTACTGAAGAAACTGTATGCGGCAAGTGGATTGATGGTAAGCCAATTTATCGTAAGGTTATTACTGGAACTCTTGCAAAAGATAGTGGTAATGGCATTGTCTTTGCAAATGTTTCTGACCTTAAGATTGATAAGTTGGTCGATTTATATGGGAGTTTTGCGGATGTAGTCAGTAAAACGCAGGGTATTCTGCAGACATCTTACAATCGAACCAATGGCTTGTTCGCAGCAGTAAATATGAGTTATTCTGATGAAACTGGCAATATTGCTTATCATTACTTAAACAACAGTGGATATTTTTCCGGTTCTCCAGTAACAGTTATTATCGAATACACAAAAAAATAATATCGCCTACAGCAACTAAACATTTTATTCAGTAGTGAATTTGTAAGAAGGAAAAATAATAGGAGGTAAAAAATATGTGTGGAAGTAATAATATTATTGTAAATTGCGGTTGTTGTAACAAGAAAAGTAATGGTGAATCCTCAATTGAAGATGTACTGTTTGATGGAGTTGCTAATACTGTTGGTGCGGCATACAAGCTCCAGAAATCAATTACTGATTATAGGGAGTTGATTGTAGAATATGGAAGGTTAAATAAAGGAAGCTGGGTAAAATCATATGGTGTCATACCAAATGTCAATAAGGTACCAGCCGATATGTTTGAAAAAATCGTTCATATTCATTTTAAGGATTCAGCGCTTCTGCGTTGGTTTATGAACTGGCATTTTACTGATGAATTAACATTTTCATGTGATTACATTGCTAAAAGCGAGAATTCTACCACTTTAAAGAATGTTGATGGTGAAGATACGTCAATTTTAAAAATTATCGGAATTAAGTAAGTAATGGCTGCCAGGTGTAACAGCTTGGCGGCTGATTAAAGCCGACGTTCTTATGTTTTCTTCATGGCTTTTCAAATCGGATAGAAAGCAGCACTAAAGAATTAATGTTTTAAGTGAACCCCGATTTCCATTTATACGGATCTCCTTTTAGAGAACGCCTGTTGATTTTATGTCGATGGGTGTTTTCTTTTGGTAAAATATGGTGTATGATGGAAGAAAACTTATGGGGGAAAGTATGAAAAATAAGAAAAAAATCATTATAGTTAGTTGTGTTATTGGTTTAGTATTAGTAATGATTTTATTAGCTACTAATGTAGGTATGAAGTTAAAGTATGATACTAAAGCTAGAAGCACAGCAGAATTAGTCAAAAAAAATAAAGCTGATGAATTTGCAAAATTTGGGGTTAAAATAGGTAAGTTAAAATATATGTATACCATACATGATCCTAGTGCCAATACATATGACGTGGTTTATTATGCGAAATGGACTGACGAAAAACCTTGTTGGTTCTTTGTGCATGTGTATCTGAATGGTTCGACAAAGTCAATAGAAAACTCAGAGGATTACACTAGTTTTTATGGTGAGGAAGAAAAAGCAATCAAAAATACAATTAAATACACTTCAATATCTGAGTATAATGACACTATTTGGAATAGAGCGGACAGAATGAAAAGCCAAAGTGCCATTAACTTAATATTTATTTTAGCATTGTTAGCCATAGTGACTATTAATTTGTTTTTAAATAAAGACATAATTAGAAGTTTGTACGATACCTTGGTCAAAAACAAGTCTAATAAATTACGGTTTAATGATGTAACAAAAAGTAAAGATACTAGTAATATAAGTAAATTAGAAGAATTATCCATAATGCGTGACAAGGGTTTGATTTCTGATCAGGAATTTCAAGCTAAAAAGAATCAAATTCTTGATAATATATAAAGAACTTCAAAGAGGCGGCCAACCCCGTCTCTTTTTTAATATAAAAAACAAACACAAGTGAGGTGGTGAGGCTTGGCAAGAGCGCCAGATGAAAGAATAAAGCAAGCAAAGGCCATGTATCTGAAAGGTGCGAAATTGGTTGAGATTGCAAGTCAACTAAATCTGCCGGAAGGAACAGTAAGGCGGTGGAAGTCGACACATAAGTGGGATAACGAGCGTTCGGATAAGAATGGCGATCGCTCGCATAAAAAGGGGCCACCAAAAGGAAATAAGAATGCAATAGGCAATAAAGGTGGTTCTGCCCCAGAGCAAAATAAGAATGCAGTTAAGACAGGAGAGTTTGAGACTCTCTTTTTTGATGCCCTGGCAGAAGATGAAAAGCAGCTAATCAGTTTGATCCAGCTTGATAAGGAACAGCTTCTCCTGCAAGAGATCCAGCTCCTTACGGTTCGTGAACGGCGAATGCTGAGACGGATCAAGGACATAAAGCAAGCAGCCGAAGATCAGAAAGATGATAATACTTTAGGTATGACAGCCGTCAAGTATAAATCCGGCACAGAAGAAGACTCCATGGAATATCACGGAGCACTGGGACAAATCCAGGCGGTGGAAGATGCACTTACCCGTGTACAGGCCAGAAAGCAGAAAGCAGAAAGCCATTGATTCCTTGCACAGGTACGGCTTTGATGATGCCCGCTTAGAACTGGAGATGATGAAGGTAGAACTGGAAGCCATGAAGAGGGATCCATCTGATCAGGAGATTGCAGACGATGGCTTCATGAAAGCTATGAATGGAGGAGCGGCCGAGATTTGGGAGGAAGAAGATGATTGAAAGATTGCAGGCAATAAAAGCCAGGATTGAGAAACTAAAACAGAAATGTAGCACAACTATCAAGCTGCAGGTGTTTGAGTTCCAACCCTTTTCCCTCAAACAGAAGAAAGTCCTGACATGGTGGTGCGATACCTCTCCGGTAAAGGATAAAGATGGAATCATAGCAGATGGTGCGATCCGATCAGGAAAGACGGTCTGTATGTCATTGTCCTTTATCATGTGGGCAATGCATCGGTTCAGTGGCCAGAACTTTGCCATGTGCGGTAAAACAATCGGATCCTTTAGGAGAAATGTACTTTTCTGGTTGAAGCTGATGCTTAAGAGTCGGGGTTATCGTGTGATAGATCATAGATCTGACAACCTGGTGGAGATCAGCCGAGGAAAGGTTACGAACTACTTTTACATATTTGGTGGAAAAGATGAACGTTCCCAGGATCTTATACAAGGTATCACGCTGGCAGGTGTCTTCTTTGATGAAGTTGCATTGATGCCGGAATCCTTTGTCAACCAGGCGACTGGACGTTGTTCTGTTGATGGTTCAAAGTACTGGTTCAACTGCAACCCTGATGGACCATATCACTGGTTTAAAACAAACTGGATTGATGAGGCGAAGAAAAAGAATCTAATTGTCCTCCATTTTACCATGGAAGATAACTTAAGCTTGTCTGAGAAGATTAAGACCAGATACCGGAGCATGTACAGTGGAGTTTTCTATAAGCGCTATATTTTAGGCTTGTGGGCTATGGCCGAGGGTATCATCTATGACATGTTTGACGTTGATCGTCATGTAAAGAAAGTCAAGGATTTCGCCCGTATTCTGATTGACGGTGGCCGTTATGTAAGCATCGACTACGGTACTCAGAATGCAATGGTATTCCTTCTTTGGAATAAAGGCATAGATAAGAAGTGGTATTGCACCAGGGAGTATTATTATTCTGGCCGGGATAAAGGAAAGCAGAAAGCAGATTCCCAATATGCAGATGATCTGGAGAACTGGTTGGAAGGAACGCCAGTTAAAGCTATCATTGTGGATCCTTCGGCAGCTTCTTTTATTACAGAATTGAACAACCGGGGATACAAGACGATGAAAGCGGATAACTCTGTGGAAGATGGGATCCGGTTGGTTTCCACGCTCCTAAATACAGGAAAAATAGCATTCAGCCATTCCTGCATCAACACGATTAAAGAATTTGCTTCCTATATCTGGGACGCAAAGGCGGGAGACCGGGGAGAAGATAAACCAATCAAGCAGCATGACCATGCAATGGACGCAGTCAGGTACTTCTGCTATACGATACTTAACAACAAGACAATCAAGATCCGGAGCAAATCTGCTTTTGGATTTAATTAAAGAGGAGGTGAAATTGAATGATAGATACTCAACTGAACTTCGGTAATAACATTGTATTAAGTGATTCTGTTATGACCAATGCATGTAATAAAGTGTTAGAAGTAATTGAGAATGAACTGCCTGATGAAGCCCATTCTCATGAAATTTATGATTATGTAATTGATATGTGCAAAGAAGTTTTAAAAACAAAGAAAGTAATTTTATAACATTTTTTCAGCAATATCTTGGAGAGTGTAGGAAATGGTTCTTAATTCTTTACCCGTACTACAAGCCCTAGTATGCATCATATCGTTATCTGCCTCAATATTAAGTATAAATGAATCTTCATATTTATTACCGGAAAATTCGTACTTAATATGAAATACTAAAGGCTCCGGTTTAGAAAAAAGTTCTTTTGGACTTACAGCACACGTTAAAGATTGCCCAGGTGCCATAAACTTACCAATGATATGTTTAAATGGAGTAAGATTTTCACTATATGAATATTTATTTAGGTCATGATCACATGAAAAGAATGTTATAGATGCACCACTTTGACCAAAATTCTTTAATATTAAGTGGTAATTTGGGTTTTGAAAATTTGTGACTCCAGAATAAATTACGAGATATGGTCTGGAAGCATCTTCAATCATTTTACTGCTTTGAGTCAGTGTTTTTACAGAAATAAGGATAGCAACGATACTAGTGATTAATGATAACGATATTCCTGCTAATTGAATCATATCAGACATAGACATTTGACTTGCAAAATTTTCCATGTAATTTCTCCTTGTTCTTGTATTTGGTAATATAGTTTTTTAGTTATAGTATAAGAGAGAAAAGTGGAAAATTCAATCAGTATAAGAAAGAAGGTGATAAAATATGTATATATACACAATGCCAAGAGAAACCTGGGATGAACAGAACCCAGATAAACAGAACCCAGATAAACAGGCAATCCGTACCCTGATAGTAAAGCACCGAAGGGAAGCAATCGGGCTTAGAAAGCTAATGAAATACTATGAAGGACAACATAAAATTCTAACAGAAAGCCGTAAAACAAAGCTGGTATGTAATCATGCGAAAGATATCGCAGATACAGCCAGCTCTTACTTTATCGGAAATTCAGTTTCCTATAAAAGCAAGGAAGACATTACCGCTATAACCGATGCTTTCGAACAGGCCGGAGCAGATGAAGCGGATGGAGATAATGGCCTAGATCTTTCTGTGTATGGCCGAACCTATGAGTACATTTACCCGGAAGAAGGAGAAACGGATCTTACCATAAAGAGCCTGTCCCCGGAAAATACCTTCATGGTTTATGATGATACGATTGAGCAAAAGGAGCTGTTCGCAGTTTATTACTATGCCAGGAAGGACGATTCTGACAAAAAGAGGACCATATACGTTGCCACGGTTCTGACAGAGCATTATAAATACGTCTTAAACATTGATGATATTACCGGGCCACAGGCATTACTTGAAGAAGCAGTTCCCCACTACTTTGAGGAAATCCCCATCGTAGAGTATTTGAATAATAAGCTGGCAATCGGTGACTTTGAACTACAGATTCCTCTGATAGATGCCTATAACGCTCTAATGTCGGACTGTATCACAGACAAAGAACAGTTTATTGATGCAATCCTTGCCATTTACGGGGCTATGTTGGGAGATGCGGAGGCTAGAGATGAGGACGGTAAGACAGCCAAAGAAAGAGTAAAGGAAGATAAGCTACTTGAACTTCCCGAAGGAACAAAAGCGGAATACCTAACCCGTACCTTTGACGAAGCAGGAGTAGAAGTCCTAAAAAAAGCCATAGAGCAAGATATACATAAGTTTTCCCATATCCCCTGTATGACAGATGAAAGCTTCGGAGGTAATGTATCCGGTGTAGCCATGGAGTTTAAGCTCTTAGGCATGGAGAACATTACAAAGATTAAAACCCGGTATTATAAAAAGGGACTGCGTAAGCGGATCCGGCTGTTTGCAGGGTGGCTACAGAAAAGTAAAGCAGTAAATGTGGAAATAAAGGGCATTACACCCACGTTTTCAAGAGCCATGCCTAAGAACCTCCTGGAGATCAGCCAGATTGTTGCAAATCTATGGGGGAAGGTGAGTAAGAAAACCCTTCTTTCTCAGGTGCCATTTGTTGAAAATGTTGACGAAGAATTAAAAGCTGTGGACAAAGAAACGGATGAGGCGGTAAAACAGCAAAAGGAAATGTTTGGCTTAGGCAGTAATACTCCACCAGAAGAGGAGGAAGAGGCAGCAGGAGAGAAAAAGGCTGGTGCTTTAAATGAATAATCTTTCTTACTGGGAGAAACGCAAAGCACAGGAAATGTTTCAGTATATGGCCAAAGCCGAACAGGTGGCCGATGAGATATCTAAGTTGTACATAAGAAGTTCCCGGTATATCAGCATGGAACTTGAAGATATTTTTGAACGTTACCAGGGAAAACATAAGCTTTCAAGAGAAGAGGCCCGTGAGCTTCTCAACACAATGAAAGACCCGACTTCCCTTAGTGAATTAAAGGCAGCTTTAAGGACTAAACTGGATAGCAAAACAAAAGCGGATTTATTGGCAGAACTGGAAGGCCCAGCATACCGAGCCAGGATGGAACGGCTCCAACAACTACAAAATCAGTTAGATGCAACCATGCAACAAGTGTACCAACAGGAAAAGGCCAGGAGTACCGGTCATTACGTGGATCTTGCAAGGGAAGCTTATTACCGATCAGTCTTTGATATACAGGCACAAACAGGTATAGGATTTAGTTTTAATCACGTATCAAAGAAAGCCATTGACCGAGTTGTTAATAGTAAATGGTCTGGATCCAATTACTCTACAAGAATATGGAAAAATACCCAGGCACTTGCACAGGATCTAAAAGCAGAATTACTAATGAATGTTATAACTGGACGCACGGACCGGGAAGTGGCTGAAATCATAGTTGAAAAGTTTGCAGCAGGATCCAGTCAAGCGAGAAGGCTTGTCAGAACAGAAAGTTGCAATCTTGCCAATCAAATGGAAATGGCCTCTTATGAGGAATGTGGAATTGAATACTATCGTTTCCTGGCCACTCTTGACTTAAGGACTTCCTCTATCTGTCGAAACCTAGATAATGAGCGTTTCAAGGTATCAGAGCAACAGCCGGGACTTAACTGCCCTCCTATGCACCCGTGGTGCCGATCAACAACGATTTGTGATATAGGGGAAATAGAGCTGGCAGAAATGAAAAGGCGTGCGAGGGATCCGGTTACTGGAAAGGTACGGACTCTCCCGGCAAATATTACATATAAACAATGGTACAAAGCTCAGGCAATCAAATCCGCCTGAAAATAACAGCTAACAAGCACGCAGGAATCCCCTGGGTGTTATTTTTATGTTTAAGCAACGATCCGGGCAAAGAACGGAACGGGGCAGAAAGGATGGAAGAATGAAAAAGAAGAATTTATTACCTATGAATTTACAATTCTTTGGTCATGAGGACGGCACCGGCACAGGAGATGGTGAAGGTGGTGGTACAGAGGAACCGGGAAAAGAAGGAACTGGAAAAGGTGGGACCGGTGGTGATGGAAAAGAGCAGGATCCTCCAAAAACAAAGACGTTTGATGAGATTCTGAAAGAAGAAAGTTATCAGGCAGAATTTGACCGCAGGGTACAGAAAGCCCTGGGGACCGCTAAAGACAAATGGTCTGCCTTGATGGATGATAAACTTTCCGAGGCAGAAAAGCTTTCCAAGATGAACAAAGAAGAAAAGTCCGAGTACCTACGGCAGAAGCAGGAGAAAGATCTCCAGGATCGTGAAGCAGGTATTACACGCCGGGAACTCATGGCAGAGGCAAAGAACACTCTGACAGAAAAGAAGCTTCCTGTAGGGCTTGCAGAGGTGCTAAATTACACTGATGCAGATTCCTGCAACAAATCCATAGCAGCAGTAGAAAAAGCCTTTCAGGAGGCGGTACAGTCTGCGGTAGAAGAGAAACTAAAAGGTGGCAAGCCACCGAAAAAAGCAACATCACAGGAAGAAGCAGACCTTGCAAAGCAGGTTGAAGCTCTGATGATGGGAACCGTATAAGGAAGGAAGATGAAAGAATATGGCAATTAACGCATTAGCAACAGCAACACTATTTCAGAACACCCTGGATAAAGTAGCAATTCAGGAGGCCGTTACCGGTTGGATGGATTCCAATGCCGGACAGGTGATTTACAATGGAGGAGCAGAGGTAAAGATTCCAAAAATGACCGTACAGGGTATGGGTGACTATGACCGTGATAACGGGTATCAGCAGGGTGGAGTTACTTTAGAATATGAAACCCGTAAAATGACACAGGACAGAGGTCGTAAGTTTCAGCTTGATCCGGTTGATATTAACGAAAACAATTTTGTTTCCACTGCCGCCGCAGTAATGGGAGAATTCCAGCGCATGTATGTGGTACCGGAGATCGACGCATATCGTATATCGAAGATTGCAAGTGAAACGATCTCAGCCAACAAAGCAGGAATGGTTTCTTACGGATATACACCAGGTGCAACCGGAACATCCGCACTCCGCAAGGTTAAAGAAGGTATTAAGGCGATCCGTGAATTATACAATGGCCCGCTGGTGATCCATGCTACTCCTGATTTTATCATGGAATTAGAGATGGAGTTAACCGGAAAAATCATTAACACTACATTTGCCAAAGGCGGCATCGATACCGCAGTTCCTTCTGTAGATGGTGTTCCGATTATTTCTACACCTTCCAACAGAATGTACACTGCTATTACTATTTATGACGGCAAGACTTCTGGCCAGCAGCAGGGAGGATATGTAAAAGGTGCGACAGCAAAAAACATCAATTTCATGGTACTGCCTCGCACAACTCCTATTGCAATTACAAAGCAGGATATTATGAGAATCTTTGATCCGACCATTAACCAGAAGCTTAACGCATTCAATAGCGGTTTGTATGGTAATCCAAACACCATCGATATTAACACTATCTACTCTCAACAATATCCGCGCAAGGCCATTTGCTGGTGCATGAGATACAGATATGTCATTAGAAAAAATACTGTACCACCCTGGTTGGTTTAAATTATTGTAATCTGTATTATCGGCTACCGATGTTGCATTACGATTTGCCATAGGCTTTATCCCACCCACATCGCCGCTTAATGTATCTAAATTGCTATTTAGGGGAGATAAGCAATTATGTTTTTGTGTATTAAAAAGCTAACATAATAAATGATTAACTTAATCTTAACATGTTTCAACATTGCAAAATTAAGAAATGTAAGTATAATTATCTGTGTAAAAACGAAAGGGGAATTAGTATGAAAAAGATAACAAGAAATATTTTTTTAATTGCATTATTAGTAATGTTGTCAGCATTTAGTATTACGGCATATGCAGAACCGGCGGAAATGCGTAGTGAGGCTACATTAAACTATCAGCTATCAGTATGGAGCGATTTTAAAGTATATATTAGTGAATCAGATACTGAAATAGGAGAGCTGATTTCTAGTGGAAATGTACCTACCACAATATATACAGGAACTACAAAATTAAAGGCAGGCAAAAACTATTTTCTACATATAGAATGTAATAGAACTGGTGGCTATGCACCTGATTTTATAGGTAAATTTACGCTTGACGGTAAAGAATTTAAATTTAGTAACGGTAGTAATCAACTGCTTACAGATTTGAATACTGTAAAAGTTAGTCAAACTGGATTTGGGAAAGATTATGTGACACCTGTATATAGAGGTGGCCATGATCAAGTTCTAACTCCGGCTAGGTGGATTACCATAGATACCGCGGATAAGGATTACAAGAAGATTTATTTTTCTGCACCTATAATATCAACAACTCCGGTTTTGATTGCTCAATCTTCTAATATCAATAATGGAGTTAACCTAACATGGAACGCCATTGATAATGCAACCAGCTATAGCGTGGAACGCTCAACAACCGCAGGAGGTCCATACACTCCAATTGCTTCTGACCTAACAGAAACAAGCTATACAGACAAAAGTGTAACTGCAAATACGACCTACTATTATGTAGTCAAAGCGAAGCTATCCGATACAGAGACAGTTACTTCTTCCGAGGTATCGGGAACACCTACAACTGAAACACCAACAATAGAATCCAAACTTAAAGTAGTACTAGAGCCAACAGAATCTCTCCAATTAAGCGTAGATGATAATTTAGCCATAAATACAAATATGACCTGGACATCATCAGACAACACTGTTGCAACAGTAAATGAAAAAGGTGTGGTAACAGCATTAGCACCTGGAAATACTGTAATAACAGTAAAAAGCGCAGACGATACCTATACGGACTACATTAACGTATTAGTTGTTGAAGACGCCAGCGATTACAGATTAGCAATCGATTTAAAAGTTGGCCAGTCAGCTAGACTTACCGTTGATGATTTAACAAATACAGTGAATACTACATGGGAACCAATGGATTCAGCAATCGCTAATGTAACTAGCAAAGGAAAGGTTACAGCATTGAAAAAAGGCTTAGTCCTATTTACTGCGAAAGATGAAGAAGGAAATGTCATTGGTAAGGTATATGTGAGAGTAAGAGAATAAGTATAAGCAGTACATATAGGAGGGGCGATATTTGCCTCTCTTTTTTCTACCACTAAAATAGCAAGGAGCCAAAAGGCTCTTATTTTTATGTCCAAAAGGACGGAAAGGAATTAAAATGAGCAATATTGAAAAAATTAAATTTGGCGATCAGGTCTTTGATCTGATTGCTGCAGGCGTGAACCTTGGAGAATCCGGAGGAATGATATCTTTCCAGAAAGGAACGGCTTCTTTCGATTCTATTGAAACAGTTTTAAAAGCCAATGGCAGCATCACGCAGATTGGAGTATCAGGAGAAACAGACTGGAGCCGGGCTGATCTTGTTTTCGCAGGAAGGCTAACAAAGCTATCCGATCAAGTGATTGGTACTGAACAGGTTAAAGTTGGGACTGACAAAGAAACGAAAGAACCAATCTATGAAACTAAGGATATTAAAGGAGATGTAATAATTGCTGTATTTAAAACTCCAGATTTGACTGAGAGAGTGGCAGCCCTGGAAGTTGAGAACGAATCATTAAAAGCAACCGTAGGAACTTTATTGTTATCAAGCCTGGAGGTGTAAATATGTTTGAAATGTTAATGTGGTTATATGAAGGTGGTAAAGGCAAGCTGACGGTCCCAATGCTGGCAAATGCGGTTATTAAAGGTTGGATTACCGATAATCAAAAGAAAGAAATTCTAGCAACTAAAAAATAGAAAGAGTGAGGTAATTGAGTATGAAAAATGTATTATGTACAACAGCAGGTTTAGTAGGAAGTTTCATCGCATCATTATTCGGGGGCTGGGATACCGGTATTGCAACCTTGGTCCTTTTTATGGGGATTGATTTTTTCTCTGGCTTAGCAGTTGCAGGGATCTTTAAAAACAGCACTAAGACGGAAACGGGGGCGTCGGAATCAAGGGCTGGCTTTAAGGGGCTCTGCCGTAAGTGTATGACGCTCCTCTTTGTCCTGATAGCCTACCGGTTGGATCTGGCCATTGGTACCAATTACATAAGGGATGCTGTTATCATTGGTTTTATGGCAAATGAGCTGATCTCTATAACGGAGAATGCTGGGCTTATGGGATTGCCGCTTCCTGGGGTTCTGACAAAAGCCATAGATGTACTGAAGAAGAAAGCTGTAACTGAATAATTTGTTGCGACCGTCGCAACTCACGGGCCTGGAGAATAACCCCGGGTCCTTTTAATTTGAAGGAGGAATCTAATATGGAAATACATCAATTATTAACACCTTACAACTACGGTAATGGTCAGGTGGACCGTATCAAGTATATTGTGATCCATTATGTAGGCGCCCTGGGAGGAGCAGAAGCCAACTGTAAATACTATGCTTCCCAATACATTGGTGCCAGTGCCCATTACTTTGTGGGTTTTAGCGGTGAGATCTGGCAGTCCGTAGAAGACAAAAACATCGCATGGCACTGCGGGGCTAAGAAGTACGTGCATCCTGAATGCCGGAACGGTAACAGCTTGGGAGTAGAGTTATGCGTTCGTAACAATGGATCACAGGCAGATAATAGCCGAGACTGGTATTTTGAGGACGCTACTGTTCAGGCAACGATCGCGCTGACTAAGGAACTGATGGCAAAATACAACATTCCTGCGGGCCATGTGATACGGCACCATGACGTAACCGGGAAGATATGTCCCAACCCTTACGTCTACAACCACACAAGGCACACCTGGGACGCTTTTAAGGCTGCTCTTGTGGCTCCAACTACATATACCCTTGGCTGGAACCATGATGCAAATGGCTGGTGGTATGCTAATTCAAAGACTTCCTATTTGAAATCTTGCTGGCAGATTATCGACGGCCATAAGTACTATTTTAATCCAGATGGATATGCGGTTACTGGTTGGCAGGAGATAGAGGGTAAGTGGTTTTATTTTGAGCCCAGAGCCGGACATGATTTAGAATGCGCACTGTATGTGTCTGATAGGGATGGGGCGCAGCATATCGGAAAATTTTAATAAATTAGGCGGGTATAGTTGGAGAACCCGCCCTTTGTATTTCTGATTGCCAATTCTGTCAATATCATAATTATGAACCCCACTATCTGTTTGAGGTTCGTTTCTTGCTGACCCCTATGTGATAAATAATTTAATAAAATACGTGAACTATTATTGATTTACTCAATATTATATACTAAAAGTAATATAGCTAAAAATTGAATAAGGAGTAATTATTATATGGAATTAGATGCATTCGCCTCTGAGTTTCCGGAATTATATGCAATGTTAAATGAAACTGTTAGATCCACTATTGTAACGAACAATATGACCGGAGAAGAGTCTCTCAGGGATTGGGACAATATGATTGATAATTATGTTAGTAATTTCGAGTACGAGGATTATTATGGACAAGAGATGGGAGAGAGTTCATCTCAGCAAATACCTTTTGGTGGTTTCGGCGGCAGAGATAGGGACAGAGACAGAGACAGAGATAGAGACCGCCGCCGCCGTCGCTTTCGTGATTTTAATTTAAGAGATATTATCAGACTTTTGTTTTTAAGACAATTGTTCGACCGAAACCGTCACTAA